AATCCAACATTATATTCAAAACCTTTGAATTTGTTGTTAAAAACTTGATCAGTTTTCTTTAAAAAAGTATTTTTGTTAGCTTCAGTAATCTTTTTAGTTTCTTCAGATTCCTTATTGTAACGATTGAAAAAATCAATTGCTTTCTGTTGCTCAGTAGTTAACTTTGTTCCAGACTTAATTTCTTCATAATATTTAGACTTTTGCCCGTCTAAGTGGCTTCTAGCATCGGCAACTTGCTCTTTTAATGCTAGTTTTTTTCTTTTTATATCTTTTTCATCATCTGCATCTTTATCAAATGAAAATTTATCTTCCATTAAAAAATCAACTTCTTCAGATGTAAGATGAGGTTTTGTTTGTTTGTAATATTCTTGTAAAACATCCATGTCGCTATCTTTAGAATAATCACGATTTAGTTTTACATAGTCTTGTAAATCACCACCTGTTTCTTCCATAAAATCCATTAACTTTTGTATTTTTTCAGGAACAGGTTTCCCAGTTGCTTCAGCTTCTGCTACAGCTTCTTCTATTTCTTCAGTTACTTCTTCTACTTCTTTTTGCTCTTCTTCTGTTACTTCTTCAATAATAGGTTGAGCTTCTACTTGCGGTTCTTCAGTTTTTTCTTCTACCTTAGCTTCTTCTACAACTTCTTCAACAACTGGTTGTTTTTCTTCTTTTACTTCTTCTTGCTTTTCAGCATTTACATTTTCTTGTTTTTCAACAGTTTTTGTTTCTGCTGGTTTACTTAAATCTACTTTTGTTATAGTTTCTTCTAGATTTAATGGATTTTTTTTAATTTTAACTTTTGTATCTACTTCTTCTTTTTTGTTTTCAGTAGATTTAACTTTAGTTTGTTTTACTTTTAGTTTTTCCGTAGTTTCTTCAGCTACGGCTTCTTTTTGTTTTTTTGCCATGATAAGATATTATTAAATAGTTATTATTGTCCAGATAAACCTCCTATGTCTATACCCGCGCCTGTTCCTAATTCATCATTACCTGCAGACTCGAATCTTTTAGGTGGTGTACCTGCTTTTTTTTGTTCTATAAGTTGACTTTGGTTAGAAGCTTGCATTTGTGTTCTTTTATCTTTTCTATCTTCTTTTATAGCCTCTGTTCTAGCAGCAACTTCTTTTTGCTGGTTTTGTATTTTTTGGTTTAATTCAAATTCAAACTCCATTAGCTGCTTTTTAAGCGCGGCTTCTTGTTGTAAGTAACTTACTTTTAAATTGTTTTTAGCAGTTTCTAATTGTATTTCAGACTGTACTAAAGCTTGTTTCTTTTGCGTTTCAGCTTGAGCTGCTGCTTTTGCAGAATCAGCATTTGCTTTTGCTTGCGCTTGAATATTTTCTTGCTGAATTTTTTGTTCTCTATCTTGTTTCTTTTTCTTTTTTATTTTTAATAATTGATTAGCGGTTTTTAAATTTTTAACTTCTCTAATATCTATAGCATCGTCAAGCTCTATTAATTTGCCTTGCAATGCCATTTGTATATTATTTTCTAATTTTTGTTTTTCTTCTTCGTCTGGTTCTAGTGTTAAAAATATACCGAAGTCATATAAATACAACTCAGACATTTCTTCTAGCGTTGCTACATTGTGCGCACCTATTGCTTGTATAAAAGCTTCTTTAGTAGGAGAGTATTCTATAATGTCTGATATTCTTAATGAAAGTTTTTCACATACATCAGCAGTTAAAAATAACATACCGTTAAGTATATGCCTTGTTGCAGTGTTTGAGTTTGCTGCTGCTAATTTTTGAACACCTACTAAAGCTCTAGAGTCTGGAGCCGAACCATCTCTTGCTTCATTTAATCCAGTTACATCTCTAATCATTTGAAGATAGTAATTGTAAGTTTGTATTAAACTTTGCATTTTATTTCCACCAGCACCATTAGATATTTGTTGTATAGGAACTTTGCCTGGATTTGGATCACCATCAGAAGTAAAAGATCTACCTATAACACTACCAGTTTGAAAAAACATATTTAATGCTTCTTGCGGATTATAATTAGTTCCATTGCCTAAGTCTATTTCTGCTAAACCATCTGCGTCTAAATAAACTCCATCTGGAACCATTTTAGCCAATACTTGCTGTAACTTTAAATGTGTTAATTGAATCATATCAGCAAAACCTGTTATTCTACTAACTAGTGATTCTATTCTACTGTTATAAATTCTTGGAGCAACTATAGAGTAATTCATTTTAACTCTATTAAAATCACTTTTAGAACGCATCATGTTTTGCACTTTACTCCATTTAAGTAATTTTTCTGTTCCTAAAACTAACACTCCTTCGTATAAACACTCTACTTGTCTAGTTAATTTAACAAAATCACCTTGTTTGTTTTCAGGCGGATTAAATGTGTCAGGTTTTTCTATTGCTTTTTCTGCTCCAGTAGCGGTTGTTTTTAACTTGTAAGTATCATTAGTAAATGTTTTATAGTTAAAATAAAGTACTTGAACCATATTTTTATCTTCACTATAATCATTTGTATTACCGTAGTTATTTCTTTGACCACCATAATTATTTTCTATTTCTTTTAACTCTTCTTCTGTTAAGTCTGGAAACTCTCTAACTAATTCGTTTATAGGTATTAATTTAACTTCGCCTACATAATATATATCTTCAAAGTAAGGTGAATTAGTTTTAGAATAAACTAAATTTGCTGGATCAACATAATCTACAGTAGCGCCTTCTGAAAAGTTAAAATTAGTTTTTATAGCACCCATACCACAAACAACTATATCTCTTAAAACTCTATTTCTAATTAAATCATATTTATTTCCTTCTAGCAAAACGTTTATAGCTTGTTCTTCAGCTATTTCAACTCCTTGCTTATAATTTAACTGCATGTGAAGTTCTAGCTCTTCTGTAGTTTCTGGAAGAGTATCTTTATCATTTTCATAAAAATCCATGTTAAAGTTTTCCAGCGCAGCGTCTTTAACTTCTTTTGTTTGCATGTCTCTCATTATAGACTGCATATACTCTGTTCTTTTATCTACTCCGTACTGGTCTTGAGAGTAAGCCTTAACTTCAAAATTTCTTTCAGCCATCCCATTAACAACTATATCTACAAACTTAGGTATTATCGGAACAGGTGTCCAGTCTAAATTAAGATATGACAAATCACCGTTAATAGATAATTCATCTTTATACTTAGCAACGCTTTGTTCTCCTCTAGCATATAATCTCAAGTTGTGAAACCTATTCCTTGAACTACTATATCTATTTCTATCTTTACTACTAAACCATTCTGATTCTATGGCTCTAGCTACTTTTAATCCGTATTCTAAGGTATCTTTTTCTAAATCACTCACAACTTGCGAGGGAAAACTTAATCCTTGGTTATTGTACATATTTATTTAATTATTTGAGATGTAAATCCTTTGTTATTGTACTTGGATATATTTATACTTACTTTTTGTTTTTCTATTTTTGGGTTTGGCGTATACATTTGTCTATTGCAAGCCATTATTGCTAATCCACTACTTATAGAAGCATCAAACTTTGTTCTTTTGTTTATATCAAATCCTGCCCAGTCGTTTAAAGTTCTGTTAAAATACATATTACCAAACTCGCCTTCTTTTATTTGTCCAACGTGACTCTGTATATACATTTCTATTGCAGCAGCATGAGCATGCTTTATGTCTTCACTAGAGTTTGGTATTCCACCTACTTCTTTTTCTGCAGTAGATAATTTGTTCCAAACTTTATCTGGTCTATTCATTGAGTAACCTCTATAACCTCTTCTTCGTAAATAATATAAAAGTCGAGGTTTATTATTTTCTGCTAATAATGGCATACCATAAAAAACTAACGCCATTAATACGTCTTCAAAAAACATATCTGCTGTTTGCGGTCTTGCTAAGTATTCTAAAAAGAATGTATTAGCAGGAGCGTCTTCCATTGAAAACTTTGTTAATCCGTGTAAAGATCCTTTACTACCTTTACCATCAACAGTGCCAGAGATGTCATAACTATCGCACCCGAAAGCTCCCATGTGCTCATTGCCAGGATATTTAATTCCATTTTTAATTAAAATTTTATTTTGAAGATTTTGATTTGGTACCCAACTAATTTTAAACCTACCGTTTGGATCAGGATAATATATTACTTGCGTATCTTTTACTCCACCTACCCATTGAAAATTACCAGTTGTAATACCAGTAGTTCTTGCCACTTCTTCATTGTAATCTATTTGCTCGTATATTTTAACTAAATTAAATATACTGTTTTTTGTTTCGTCTCTAAAAGCGTGTTCTGTAGTTCTTGGAAACTGACGATAAAACTCATTTAAACTATCTTGATCGCCTTTTAAACCATCTGCTTCGTTCTGCCAGTGTTCTACTATACCTGTATCAATTAGTTCACCGTCGGGTCCGAGTACTTCATCACATGGTGTATCAAATACTGGATGTCCGTACTCGTCAATAAATCCTTCATAGTTCCACTCCATTGGGATAAAAAGAGAATATAAGCCAGAGTTTGTTTGTCCATTACGATTTCCTCT